GCCCCCGCCGCCGAGGTGGAAGCTGAAGAGCACAAGGACGAGGAGAAGGAAGAGATGCAGAAGGAAGAGCCGGTCGAGATGTCCGCGCAACTGTCTGCAATTACCGACCAGATGACGGTCGCACTTGAGGCCATCAGCGCCCGCCTTGCGAAGCTCGAAGAGCAGCCCGCAGCAAACCCCGACCGCGTCCTTCCAAAGGCCGAGTTCAGCAAAGAAATTGACCCCAACCTCACCGGCGTAGATCGCGCCTTCAATGTAATTTCCCAGTTCTCATGATCCCTGTAAAGAGTAAGAAGTACGACTTCGACATTACGGTGACCGACAACACCTACGCGGGTGAGTTGGCACTGCCATATGTTACCGCCGCCGTCACCGGTGCGGAGACCATCACAAACAACCGCTGCCGCCTCATCGAGGGCGTCGTACATAAGGCGGTCATTTCCAACCTCGGACTGACTGACGTCATCCAAGCCGCCGATTGTGCAGGTACGGACGGAGCGAACACTTCGCTCACCGAGCAAATCGTCACCCTCAATGATTTGATGGTGAAGGAGGTCATCTGTCGGAAGACGATGTTCCCAACGTTTATTGCCGCACAGGGCCGTATGCGCCGGGACGGGAATATCCCCCCCGACTTCGCGCAGTTCCTCCTCTCTTCCGTTGCTGAGAAAGCCGGACAGAACCTCGAAACTCTCTTGTGGGCAGGTGACGCAGCCGCTATTTGGGGCTTGGGCCTCTTGTCTAACGACGGAGTAATTGACGAGGCCGGAATCGATGCCTCCGCAATGGGCAGCTTTGCACAGGTTACCACAGCAGCAACCTTCACCGCCGCCAACATCCTCGGCGAGATGGACAAGGTCTTCGCAGGTGTTGCCGCCACTCCCGGAATCATGCTGAAGCCCGGAGCCGGTTTCTATATCGGATACGAGGCGTATGCATTCTTCCAGCAGGCACAAGCTGCACAGAATACCGGAGCTGGATACAACCAGGACCTGAGCGGCGCGAGCTACCTCGGATACCCTGTGTACCCGACTGCCGGTATCGGAACCGCCGACGCCATCGCGTTCACATACCCCGACAACATCGTCGTTGGTACGAACGCTTACACAGGCAACGAGGCGGCTGCCTTGATTCCCGTGTATCAGTACGACGGTAGCGACAACGTGAAAGCCACGATGAACTTCGCTGTCGGTGTTAACGTAGCTGTGCCGACTGACGGCGTGGTTGGATTCGCATTCACCTGATACATGGCCTGTACTATCACCCTCGGCCGCGCATTGGATTGCAAGGACGCCCTCGGAGGGCTCTCGAAGATTTTCTTCGTGAGTGACTTCGCGGACGGACTTGTGACCGCAGCGGGGACGGGTGATGGAACGGCAGGATCGGCGACAGTAGCCACCGCCTCCGGCGAGAGCTTCACCGTAACCGACCTCCCCGCGATGACTGTACTTCAGTACGACCTTCGCCCGGACTTGTCTTCCTTCACCGTTAACGTCCAATCTGACCCAGCTACGGGCGCGTCACTCTTTGAGCAGACGCTGAACGTAGTCCTTCAGAAGAACCAAGAGCAAGACCCCGAACAGATTCGGCTTATCAGCCGCAACCGTTCGCAAATCTTCGTCTTGGACAATAACGATAACGTCTTCCTCTTTGGAGCCACCTACGGGATGGACCTCAATGGGGGAACGATTACCTCGGGCGCCGCTCGTAACGAGATGTCTGGAAGCACCTTGACCTTCGCCGGTCGGGAGCCTGCTCCATACTACCTCCTCGAAGCTACCGCAGGCGTAGGCACTGCCGTCTATCCATTCGACGGGATTACTACACCTGGAAACGTTACCGTCACCACCGGTTGAGTCGTCGTTGACTTTGTGTGTTTTGGGAAGGGCTGCCATTGGCGGCCCTTTCTTATATGCACTATTGAGATGATTCTGGTCTTCAAGAACAATTCGGCGAGCGTATCCAATACGGTCTATATCACGCCCAAGGAAAAGCGGGGCGCGGCTAACGTCGCCGAGTACGGCCCGACGATTCAGGCGCTAGGGATGGAGCTCACCAGCCTCACCACAAATAAGGTGGTCATGGTCAACGCCTCCACCATCGCCGTTACGGACCGGTTCACTACGTTCTCCTTCGCTGCCGATACCGTCGCTGCTGATACGTCTGTCGACCTCAGTGGACCCTCATGGCCCGAAGGGTTCGTTCAATACCGTATCGTCGAGCGGGCGTCCTCCTCTGACGTCCGGGACATCACCAGCGCCGACGTAATCCTAGAAAAGGGATTGGGCTATCTTTCGCGGGGAGCACAGACGGGAATACTACTTACCGAATCCGGGGACTTCCTAGCGAAGGAAGACGGCGGGTTACTATTGACAGAAGATGCCACGACAACGACGGAAGCGTACCAAGAAACAACCTACACCAGTCAGCCCGACGCCGCCGAAACTTTCACCTACTATGAGTAAGCACGAGTTCAACGTCTTCGGGTTGCCTACGCACGAGCTCCCGCTCTTTACGGAGAAGATGGGCCGCGACTGGGTCGACTATGGCTTCGACAATCAATATGGAGATTACCTCCGGGACCTGTACCTCGGCTCAAGTATCCAGGCGGCGGTCGTAAACGGCGTTTCGGAGATGATCTACGGCGACGGCCTAGACGCTACCGATAGGGAAGAGAACCCCGAACAGTGGTTGAAGACGCAGAAGCTCCTGGAGAACTCCGACGAGGACATCATGAGGCAGCTTTGCTTCGATTTGAAGCTGTACGGGCAATGCTATGTGCAGGTCATTTGGAACCGCGTACGGACGGAGGTGGCAGAGCTCCGGTTCTTGCCTGCCCATACGGTACGGACGGGAATTGCCGACTCTCAAGGGCGCGTCGATTGCTATTATGTGAGTCCCGACTGGAGCCGCATAAGGGAGCCCCGATTCGCACCGGTCAAATACCGCGCTCTCGACTTAGAGGACCGCAGCGATGCGGCTGTAGTGTACCAAATCAAGGCATACCAACCCGGCATCTTTTACTACGGCCTGCCCGATTACGTCGGCGCTACCAATTACGTCGAGCTGGACCGGGAAATTAGTAGTTTCCACCTCAACAACATCCGGAACGGCCTCTTTCCTTCTATGTTATTGTCGTTTAATAACGGCGTCCCCACGGATGAAGAGAGGAGAACCATCGAGCGCCATGTGAACGACAAGTTCAGCGGATCGGGTAACGCCGGGCGCTTGCTGATTTCGTTTAACGATGGCAGCGACAGCGCTCCACAACTCACCCCCGTCAACCCCAACGATAACGACGGGATGTATGAGTTCCTCGCCAAGGAATGCACTACCAAAATATTGGCAGGCCACCGCGTAACCTCGCCCCTGCTGTTTGGTATCCGTGGCGACGGCTCCGGGTTTGGGAATAACGCCGAGGAGTTGCGCGATTCCTTCAGCCTCTTTCAGAATACGGTTATCAAGCCCTACCAGCGTACCCTCTTGGACGGGCTCCAGGTCATCTTTAGTGTCAACGGCATCGACCTTGATTTCTACTTCAAGACTTTGAAACCTGCCGACTTCATCGACGTGGAAGCTGTCAAGGTTCAGACGGTAGACGAGCAGGAGAAGGAAGGTATCGACCAAGAGCTGAGCGCCACAGATGCCGACATCATGGAGGCCGCCGAGTGGCTGATTGGATTAGGCGAGGACGAGGACGACGAATACGAACTCATAGACGAGAGGGAGGTCAACTACGACCGGGAGGAAGAGTTCGATGCGCTCTGGACTTTTGCGCGGGTGCCTTCGTCCAACCCTGCGGGCAAATCCGAACAGGACACCGACCTCATAAAGGTCCGCTACAAGTACGCGCCGGAGACATCGGGCAGCGACTCGCGGGAGTTCTGTATCAAGATGGTAAACGCTGGCAAGGTGTACCGGAAGGAGGACATCCTCGGAGCCTCAAACCGTGCCGTCAATCCGGGATGGGGACCGCGCGGAGCCAATACCTACGACCTCTTCTTCTACAAAGGAGGCGGATCATGCCGCCATTTCTGGTCTCGTCGGACGTACCTCAAGAAGAATAACAAGCGCGTCAGCGTGAACCAAGCGCAGAAGATTATCAGAGCCGCCGGACCCGATGCCGAGCGCCTGCAACCCAACGACCCGAAGGTCGCCCAGCGCCCCCGCGATATGGCAAACCGTGGCTTCCTCGAACCTCGTGACTTTACGACCCCCCGATAATGGCGAACCTTATCCTCTTTATCTCTCCGTCAAAGCTCAAGAAGGAGACCGCCCTCGGTGGGTCTGTAGACGACGAAATCCTACAACCGTACATCCGGCTCGCTCAGGAGATGCACCTCCTCCCGGCATTGGGCCAAAGCCTATACGACGACCTCGTCGCCAAGGTGACCGCGGGAACCATTACCGGAGACGACGAGACACTGATGGACTCCTATATCGCTCCGGCGTTGGTTCAACTGGCGTTCTCTGAGGCGCTTCCTTTTATCCGTGTGCGCATCGTAAACAACGGCGTCACGGTGATGGACTCCGAGCAGTCTACCGCGGCGAGCTACGGCGATATGAAGCCGCTCATGAACCGCTCTAAAGATTTAGGGCTCTTCCATATCGAGCGCCTCATCGACTACCTAGACAACAACGGGAGCCTGTTTCCGTCACTGGATGCCGAGGGGCCGGGCGAGCTCTGCCGGACGGTAAGGAACTACACGCAAGGGCTCAACGTCTATCCGAATTTTAGGGACGACAAACTCATCCAGCGCATTTTGCGCGATTACGGCATACGCTATTAATGACAGCCGAAGAGAAACTCGCCGACTATATCCAACAACGAGATGGCAAACAGCAAAATTTCCGAGCTTTCCGAATTGACTACCGTCGCCAACGACGACGTCCTGGCAATCGTGGACGACTCAGCAAGCGAGACGAAGAAGATCAGCTTCGCTAACCTGTCCGCAGGTATTTCCGTAGGCAATGCGACACAGCTCCAGTTCACTGGTCTAAACAATACCGGCGCGACGTTAACGAAGGGGTCCGCGGTGTATGTCTCCGGGCATACCTCAGAGACGCAAGTAGCCGACGCGGATAATACCTCGGCCTCCAGTATGCCGGCCTTTGGTATTGTCTCCGACGACATCTTAAACGGGGCCACAGGGACCATCGTAATCGGTGGAGAGGTAAGCGGGATCAACACCTCGGCCTTCAGTGTCGGGGACGAGCTCTTCGTCGGTACGGCGGGAGCCCTGACAGCCACTAAGCCCACGGGCACGGCGCTCATTCAAAAGATTGCAAAGGTCACCAAGGCCGCCGCTTCGGGCGAGCTGCTGGTCATCGGAGCGGGAAGGACCAACGACCTCCCAAATCTTCCCGACGGGAGTATCTGGATTGGCGACTCTTCAGGCGTACCCCAAGACAAGACGCTGACGGCAGGAACGAACGTAACGATTACCGAAGATGCCACGACGGTAACGATTGCGGCGACGGGAACGGGCGGCGCTTCTGACCTTGACGACCTCACCGACGTCACGATAACGGGCACCCCCGGCAACGGCGAGCTGCTCATTGCGCAGACGAGCGGCACCTTTGTAAACACCACCCTAACGGCTGGCCCTTCGGGTTTTGTGCGCATCACCAACGCCAGCGGACAAATCACCATCGGAGCCGGCGACGGTACCGAGGTGGAGTATTTGGTTCGTTCCACAGCGGTATCGACGGCAGGCGATGTCGAAGGAAACATCGTAAAGTTCGGCACGACGACAGGCATGACCGCCGGCGATGTGTACGTCTGGAACGGCACGAATTGGGTCCAGGTAGACGGCGACGCCGACACTACGACGAAGGGATTGATGGGCGTGGCCCTTGGTGCCAGCTCTGCCGATGACGGGCTTTTGACTCACGGCGTAGCTTACCTCTCACACGATCCCGGCGCGGCAGGAGACATCTTGTATGTGGACACGGTTACGGCGGGGTATTTGACGGCTACCCAACCGAGCGCCACGGGCGACTTCGTGCGGGTGGCGGGGTACTGCCTCGCAGATAACAAGGTCTTCTTCTCACCCTCTCAAGACTTTATCGAAATCGGAGCCTAATGCCTGACATAGCGAAAATCAACGCGGTTGCTATCGCAGACATCGAGAAGGTAGACGGCATCCTTGCGGCTAATATTGAGAAGGTCAACGGGCTGACGTTTGCTACGGCGGTTGTTGGTACACCTGCGGCGGCGTATTCCGTGCGTTTGTTAGGTAGTGCTGTCGGAGTTCCTACATATACGGGTGCAGCCATGCGCGTCCGTAGAGAGACAGGAGGGGCGGGAGACGACGACGAGGCGGATATTGCTTTTGACTCCGGAATCATTTCTTTAGACTCAGCTATCAGCAACGCAAGCGCGGGCGTGACGGCGACAACGTTGGGGCAGTTCATCAACGTGGGTGAGGTCGACTCCATAGTCTACTCCAACCCCGATTCCTTGACGGTGACGGCTTCGTGTTTGGTAAATACTTGGTACGACCAAAGCGGGAACGGCAACGACGCGGAGCAGACAACTCAAGGAAGCCAACCACAAATCCACGACGGGACGGCAGACACCGACCTGATACTTGAGAACGGGAAGCCAGCGGTTGACTTTGACGGTACCGATGACGGTTTAATTATAGACTACACCACTACGTTTACAAATATTTCTATTTGGTCGGTTCACGCTGGAACGGATAACAGTGTTGTTAATAGCTATCCGGGAAGCACCCCAAAGAATTTTATGGGTCAGAGCATGCTATCAAACGCATACAGGAGTGTTGTGCGAAATGCAGGTAATACTTTAAAGGAAATTACTACAGGAACAACAAGCGATGTTCAAGTATTGCATCACACGCACTACGACAGGACTAATTTAGGTGTGGCAATTAATGGAGGAACGTTGCAAACTGAATCAGCGCCGTTGGGCGACATTGCAACAAGTAGCAACGGTATAGGCCTTGGAATGGCTGCCTCCATTAGCAGTTTTATAAACGGCACAATCCAAGAAGCAATAATTTGGAACAGCGACGAGGCCAGCGTCCGCACCGCCATCGAGAACAACATCAACGCAGAATTTGGGATTTATTGAATGGCTACCGTATACCTCCCCGTAGAGCCCATCGAGGGCATGGACTCCGCAGAACGCGCCGAAGCCCTAGACGCTGAGGTGTGGCGCCTACGTCGTCCGCTCTCGCTTCAGTCCCCGCAGGACGTCACGAAGTACTACTATCCGCGTATTACCCACCCCGACACCGCTCAGGTGGCAATGGTTGGCGATACGACCGAGGAGGTATACATCAACCCCGCCGTCGACCTGACGAATATGCTGGCCCTACTTCCAGAGGTACCGCAGGAAGAGAAGGACGGGCTCGTAATGTTCATCGACGCCAACCGTGGCGGCTCGGTACCGTTTGGGCAGCTCATCCCATCCACCTCCACCCAGCTCACAGAGGTCGAAGCGGAAGCCCTTGGTTGGCTTCCAGACATCGAACCGTAAGACCTTTCCCATATTCACGGGTATGGACAGCCTTACGACCTTCGAAATCCTCACGCTTGCGGCCTCGATTCTTGGGGTATATGTCAAACTCACCCAAGAGGTGGGCAAACTGAAGAGCCGCATCATAGCATTAGAGAAAACCGAGGGAGAGGTGAAAGCCCTCCTTGCCGAGTTGCTGAACAACGTCCAAGAGATAAAACTCCTGCTCGCAGAGAAGGGCATTCGATGAAGTACTTCACATATGAGGAGTTCGATAGCCCCGACGTGCCGGGATCGGGTCACCAAATGCGCGACGAGTTTCTTGAGATGCTGGACCAGGCCCGCGAATTAGCAGGGGTTCCCTTTCGCATCAACTCCGGGATGCGCAGCTATGAGCAAAATCAAAAGGTAGGAGGGACTCCCAACTCTTCCCATCTTATCGGGTGGGCGAGTGACATCTCCGCCACTACTTCGAACCGTCGCTTCATCATTGTCAAGGCCCTGATGGAGGTCGGGTTCACGAGGATTGGCATCGGCGACACGTTCGTCCATGTCGATTGTGACCCGGATAAATTCGAAAATTGCATCTGGTTATATTGAGAGGTAGATGCTCGACACACTCGACACCCTCACCGCAGTCATCGACACCGTCACTACGGTCGTCATCGTTGACCCTGTAATCCTCGACCCAATGGAACCTTGGTACGTAACGCATTACGTAGAGCTGATATTCATCGCTCTCGCCGCCACTAAAGCCGTCCTCAATCTCGTCCCTAGCGAGAAGCCGCGCGTCTTGTTTGGATACCTAGACACCCTCATCGGGTTGATTTTTAAGGACCGCAGGAAGTGAAGTGGCGCCAACTCCTCAAGGGGTTGGACGTTACCGAAGCATTCAAGACTAAAGGCGACCTGAAGCGGTGGAGCGCAAAGCGTACCATCGGGGGGGTCCTCGCTTTCACCGCCTCGGAAGTCATCCTAATCCACGGAATCTCGTGGCCTGCCGTTGCGCTGGCTGCCGTCGCTGTCGTACCCGTTACGGCGTCAATGTTTGAGCGATGATAACCCAGCATACGCGCAACCATTACACGATTACCACGCCGGAGGTAGAAGCCGGAGAGAAGCAGTACGTCCTCATCTTGTCCGACGTCCATTTCGACAGCACGAAATGCGACCGGGAGATGTTGACCAAGCACCTCGACCAAGCCAAGGAGCGCGGCGCAAAGGTTTTTCTAAATGGCGACTTCTTGGATCTGATGGGCGGCAAGTACGACCCACGGAATACGCTCCCCGGAGGGCTGCGACCAGAGTACCGCGGACAAGATTACTTCGACCTGGTCACCGCCGACGCTGTCGAGTTTTTAGAGCCGTATAAAGACCTCCTCACGGTGTACGCCCAAGGCAACCACGAGACGAACGTAAAGAAGCGCCAACACACCGACCTCTCGAAGCGGGTCGTCGAGGGCCTTCAGGCTGTCGGGAGCCCGATCCAGCTCGGAGGGTATTCAGGATATATCCGCTGGCAGTATCTGTACACTACAGAGTGTAAGTCTTATATGATGCATTACCACCACGGCTACGGAGGTAACGCACCCCGAAGCAAGGGCGTCCTCCACGCCGATATTGACGCGGCTAAATTCCCCGACGCCGATGTCATCGTTCGCGGTCACGATCACAACAAATGGCACCTCCCAATTACGACGGAGCGCATCACGCAGAAGATGGTCGTTACACGTAGCACGGTCCACCATATCCGGTGCGGAAGCTACAAGAAACTCGGAGACGGATATTCGGGGTGGGAGGTAGAGAAAGGATTCTCTCAGCCTCGCCTCGGCGGGTGGTGGTGGTACTGCATGAAGCAGGGCCGGACGTGGGAGACCGGCGTCGAGGAAGCTCACTAAAACGAAAAGCCCCCGAACGTTTCCGAGGGCTCTTCTAACTTAACCAAATTGCTGCGCACTTGCCGGCGCTTGGTTAAGATACTTAAAACATAGCTATCTGATCGCGCTCTTTGAGAATCGCCGTCATGTTCTTTTTTGCTACGTCAAAATAGCTAGGCTTTAACTCAAACCCCATACCGCGTCGATTCATCTTCAACGCCTGGTAAACCTCCGAACCTATGCCCATAAACGGCGTAAATACGGTGTCTCCCTCGTTCGAGTAAAGGTGAATTAACCTTTCGATGGTGTCTAGCTGCAAAGGGCATATATGTTTCTCGTCTCGTGAATCGCGAGCGGTTGTGTATTGCAGTGTCTTAGTTTGATTAATATCCATCCAAATTGGGCTGGCGTATTTCTGCCATAAGTCAACCGGGAGATCAGTATTTGTCACGGGGTTATTTCGCTCCCCGTCCTTCCGAAAGACTAGAACGTAGTCAGGCATGCCCACCGCGCTCAACGTGCTATCTTTTTTGACCTGTTTATGTAACAGCTCCATAGCCTTGGTGCGCTGCATTTGAATTACTGGATCCTTCCAAATGGTAACGCGGGAGTGATAGATGAAGCCGTGCTTTTCAAACGCTTCTCGAATCATTCCGCTGAAATCGCGCAGCCCTCGGTATCCTTCGACCCCTTTCTTTACCATTAAATCCATGCAGTGAACCGCTACATTTCGCCCGCTTTGCGTAACTCGGTGCAAGTGCTCAACCAAATAATCAAAGTGGACAAGGAACTCTTCCCAGTCGTTGCTGTTTCCCATGTCTTCGGCGTAGTCTGAGTAGGTGTACAGGTCGGCAAATGGAGGGGAGAATACAGAGAACCCTACGCTCTCGTCTGGAACGCTACGAATGAGCTCTACGCAATCCCCGCGGCGTATTGTGTAGTCTTCATTCATTACGTCGTCTGTGTTGTAATCGACATCGCCAACGGGATCGGCGCTATTTATGGTATTGGTCATAGCTTCATTCATGGCATTGAATTGATCTTGCTTTCGGTTTATAGATTGGATGACGTTCTCCATTGTGTCGGTGGAGATTAGGTAGATGTTAACCTCTTTCTTTTGTCCAAATCGATATGATCGGCGTATCGCCTGGTACAACCCCTCGAAGCTGAAATCCAAGGACGCGAATATCTGATTCGGGCAGTGCTGGAAGTTGAGTCCGAATTGTGCAATCTTCGTCTTGGTAACCAGCACACGAAACTCACCTTTTTTGAACGCTAGGAACGCGCTCTCCTTTTGCTCTGGCGTCATCCCGCCGTGAACCTCCACCGCGTCGGGTATCAGCTCACAGACGAATTTCGACTCTTCATTTTGACGTACCCAAACAATGAAAGGCTCCTGTGACTTATTGACCAGCTCCGCGGCAATATCCATCCTTGGGACTTTTGTCAGGCGTAGTTCCTGATTAAAGTTTGTCGCATTGACCGCCACCTCATTGAATAGCATTCCGTGGTCCCTTTGCTCCGTCTCAATTTGCCGCTCGTGGAAGTGTAATGGTGGCAGCTCGTGGTCATTGTCTTCGTATCCTAGGTCCGAAGGTTTACGAACTACCGAGGCCCACCTGCCAACCCACTTATAAAACGACTTCTCAGCATGACCTTTAAGCCTCCATTTTTGAGTGCTTCCGCCGTCATGGATAAAGTACGTTGCGCTCATTTCGTTGCGCGTCAGGACATCTAAAAACTCGGAATGATTGCCGAGTTCTAGTGGATCGTTTGGGCTTGGTGTCGCAGTACAGGCCAGCTTATATGGCATCTCTTTGCAGCTATCTACAATGAGCTGTTTCATCTTGCCCATGAAGTTCTTTAAGATAGAGCTCTCGTCAAGCACAATCCCACCAAACCCTTCTAGACTGACTTTGTGAAAGCTGTCATAGTTGGTAATCACTACGCTCTGAGAATACTCGGCCCCCGGCTGCCACTGAGAAACATGAATGCCAAACTTCTCACCCTCGCTAATGGTCTGAGCGGCGACCGCCAAGGGGCAAAGGATCAGGACGTTTTGCCCTGTCTGCTCTACTACCTGATGCGCCCACTCTAGCTGCATGAGCGTCTTCCCCAGTCCGCAGTCGGCGAAGATGGCATACCGCCCACGCCGGCAGGCTTTTTCTACTATGTCCCGTTGGAACGGGAAGAGGTGACGGTTTAACCCTTTCGGCTCAAATCCTACGGGGACCGTCTTCGCCTGTTTGCTCTGTATGAATTCGTCGTAGTTCATGTGTTCTCTTTATGGTATCGAAACTCCCACCTCAC